GGCTCAAAGCGTATTGAGCTCACAAAAATCTTTACTAGATAAACTACCACAGACTGCTGAAACTGCTCGCTTAGGTGCGAAATTAGAAAATCAAAAGATTGATATAGATATTCAACAAATTACAGAAACACAGCGCTTAATCAAAGAAATGGAACTACTAAGACTTAGTGGTGAACGAATTGCTTTAGAGCGCAGTCGCGATGAAATATTAAAAACAGCAACAGGCAGTGTAGCTGACGCAGCTAGAAATAATCCAAGACTAAAAGAAATAGAAGCCCGGGAAAAAATCTTAACAAGTACTAATATTAGCGCTGACATTAAATCAGGAAAAATAGAGCGTACTGAAGAGTCTAGAAAAGCTATGCAAGAGCAACAAGGTGCTTTATCAAAAGTTACTCAACTAAGACAGCAGAAAGTAATGAATACTATTGCTGGAGAAGTATCGGGCTTAGAAAGCGGATTTGCAGCAGCTAAAAGAAAATTAGATAATGATTTAAAAGAGATCATTAATAACAAAGAAGCGGAACTGCGTGGAGCCGAGTTTAGTGCAAAAACACTGGAAGATCAACAAGCAGTTATCAATAAATATATTGAACAAGAAGACGCTATTAAACGCGCACTTAATAGCTTAGACAGTGTTAAGCAAAGCGCCACCTCTAATTTAATAGTACTAGAAGCACAAAAAGTTAAATACAAAGATGTTGCAGATTTAGCAGTTAAAGCAGTACAAACAGCTAACGAACAAGTTACCGCATCTAATAGTCAGTTTGATTCTGCAAAAAACACGGCAGATCAAGAACGTGCCCGAAAAGACTTATTAGCAGTTAACTTGCAAACACTAGGCAAAATAACTCAAAGTTTAGAAACTCAAGTAAATTTAAATAGAATTTTAAATGAAACTGATAGTGCATTAGTTAGTATACAAAAAGAAATCTTGCAAACTCAAGCTGAACTTGGTATAATTACTGCAGAAAACTATCGAGATCAGCTTATAACCCTTGAGCAAATGAACCGTGTTAAACAACGCGACATTAAACTTGAGCAGTTGCAAAATAACTTGATTGCAACACGACTAGATTTAGCTAAACAATTGCTTGACCCTAAGAACGCAGGTGATATTGCTTCTATTAATGCTAAGGCGGAAGCAGCTTCCCAAGCTTACTTATTAGAGGTTGATGGTGTTAATAAAGTTTACGAAGCTCAACAAAAGTCTAAAGCATTAACAGAAGACTTAACTGGTCGTCAGCTTGCTTATGGCGAAGTATTCAAACAAAGCTTTGATGGTATGGCCGACGCCGTTATTGAGTTTACTAAAACTGGTAAACTCAATTTCAAAGGCATGATTGATTCCATGATCGAAGGCTTAATTCGTTACGAAATGCAGCAACAAGCTATGATGGCTTATAAAGCTTTTAGACCTGGTTTAATGGATTTTGTAGGAAGCTTTTTTAGTGCATCAAGTACACCTTTTGGTGGAAGCGTGGTAAGCGCGGGTGGTAGTGCTGCTAAAGGTGCAGCATATGATGTAGGAGTAAAACAATTTGCCAAAGGCGGAATGTTTACTAACTCAGTTGTAAATTCTCCAACCTTATTTAAGTTTGGACAAGGTACTGGGTTAATGGGCGAGGCAGGTCCCGAAGCTATTATGCCCCTAAAGCGTGACAGCAACGGTAACTTAGGAGTTCGCGCAGGCGGAGGCGGTGGAAATGTGGATGTAGTTGTTAACAACTACTCTACTGCACAAGCAGAAACCAAAGAAACTGTTGATAGCCGTGGTAATCGTAAGATTGAGGTTATTATCGGAGAAATGACTGCAAGCGAAATTACCAGAAATGGTAGCTCTTCACAAAAAGCAATTCGTGGAACATTTGGACTCCAGCCCCAATTGATTAGGAGATAATTATGGCATACACATACACATGGCCAGCAACACTTCCGCAAAGCCCTCAAAAAGGTTTTAGGGAATCCATAGGAGCACTTATTTTAAGGACACCTATGGACTCTGGGCCTGCAAAGCAACGGTATCGTGGAAAACGTTCAAATGAAATGCAAGTTAGTTTTGTAATGACAACTGCACAAGTTTCGACTTTAAGTACCTGGATAACAGATACTATAAAAGGCACCGCTAGATTTGGGTTTACACACCCAAGAACTCAAACCATAGTTGAAACTAGAATAGTACCAACAGGCGATGGCGAATTATTTAACTCAGCTTATTTAGCTCCAGGATATTGGAATATATCCTTAAAATTTGAGATATTACCATGAGTAGACTAACCACAATGTCGCCCGACGCAATTCGGGCGATGTTTTCTCCTGAAGCAGACAGTGATTTATTATTTCTATTAACTATATATGATCCTGCAAATGATACTACAGTTGTAACTAGAATTTGTGACGGATTTACAAAACGCATTAGCGAAACTGCAGATGAAGTAATTTATGGCGTAACAAGCCGTGGCGAAGATTTTATGTTTTTGCCGATGGAAATTTCACTACCAACTGAACAAGAAGCACAGGCGCCTAGATGTTCAATAGTTTTACGAGATGTTACTAGATACGTAGTACCTATTGTTAGAAATATTGTAGGCCCTCCTAAAGTTAAGATGGAATTAGTACTATCAAAAACACCCGATGTAGTAGAAGCCAGTTTTAGTGGTTTCTACATAAGTAGCTTTACATATAATGCTGATTCAGTAACAGCAGATCTATCTATGATAGACTATGAGCGTGAGCCTTTTCCAATGCATGCTTTTACTCCAGCGTATTTTCCAGGAATGTTTTAATGTGGCACAATAAATACATAGGCATACCTTTCCTAGACAAAGGTAGAGATATAAACGGCATTGATTGCTGGGGATTAGTTCGTCTTGTTTATAAGCAAGAATATAATATAGATCTACCTAATTTTAGTACTGATTATGAAGCTGATGATACGGAGCAAATGAAAGATTTGCTTGCTCAGTACAAAGAAGGTTGGGAGAAAATAGACGCTCCAACAGAAGGTTGCATTGTATTATTTAATATTTTAGGTGTAGAATCACATATGGGTATTGCTGTTAGCAGTACTCATTTTTTGCATGCGCGAGATGGTCGTGATAGCGCAATAGAATCTTTTGAATCTGTAGGCTGGAAGAATCGCATTACAGGATTCTATAAGTACAGTGAAAATAAGAGTGCAATATTAAACGTAGTGCCTCATCCATTACGTACTCAGCGTTTTACTGTGCCTATTTTACCAGGCACAACTTTAGATAAACTAGCTGCCTGGGTTAAATTTGAGTATAAAATTGCTGATGAATTAGCAAGTAAAATTACTATTTTAGTTAATGGTGTTGTAGCAGATCCAACGAAGTGGCATACTACTGCCTTAAAAGATACAGATCGCGTTGAGTATCGTGCAGTACCTGGAAAGGGTAATACATTAAGACTAATACTTACTTTAGTAGTAGCAGTATATGCCCCAATTTTGGCAGGACAATTAACTGGATACACTGCAGCCGCAGCTGCAGCTGCAGCTGGTGGAGCAGCAGTAACTACCTCTATGCTGGTAGCTAATGCTGCTGTTACTATTGGTTTGACAATTGCTGGAGGAGCGTTAATTAATGCTATTGCACCAATTCGTCCACCTGATATTAATAGTCCTGGATCAACTATTCAGCAATACATGGTTAATGGCGGCGCTAATAGTTTGCATCCATATGAAGCAATCCCAGTTATTTTAGGAAAAATTAGATTAACGCCTCCATTAGGTGCTGTTAATTATCTTACCTATGAAAATGACACTGAAAGCTATTTATCAATGCTTTTATTATGGGGATATGGGCCTCTTAATATTGATGCTTCAACGCTTAAAATTGGCAACGTTGCCCTAACAGACTATACACTACCTGTACCACCAGTAACTTTAGATAGAAAAACTACTCCTACCGCACAGCAAATATTAGACTTCAATGCTATTTACGGCCAAGACGTAAAAGTTGTAGCAAGTAATCTTACACTAGTTTGTCCCGGCCAGTATAATGCAGTATTGGATGAATCTACGTTTGGTCCATTTGTAACCGTAAGCAGCGATCCACCAACTACTGGTGCAGGCGGAAATATAGTGCCTATTAGCCAGTTTACTGTTTCACTACATCTTCCACAAGGTTTACGCAGAATTTTTGCAGAAGGCAAAGATTCTGGAAAAGAAGAAGCAGCTTATGTACAAATTGAAATACAGGTTAAAGACGGAACAGGGCCTTGGACAACTTGGCAAGATTTTGGAATTGGAGACGGTACAGTTAAAAAAGATGCATTTACAGTAAATAAAACTTATTACGGATTAAATTCTTATAACCAAGTACAAGTTCGTGTTCGTAGAAAAACTGGCGCTGATGCTGAGTGGACAAAAGCTGCTAACGGATATGCTAAAGCACAGATCTACGCACAGGTAATATTACTGCAAACTACTTTTTTACGTAATATGTCTCCTATTAAGGAACCAGTTAATTGTACCCTTGCAGGAACTGCATTAAAAATTAAAGCTAATGAACAATTAAATGGTCAAATTGAGGGTGTTAATGCTATTGTCCAAACCTGGGCCCCGTCATGGAACGGTACTAGTTGGACAACTATGGCAACTAATAATCCTGCTGATTTGTTTTTATATGTATTAAAACATCCTGCTAATCCTCAACGTGTAAAAGAGACAGATGTTAGCTCTAAAGTAGACTTAACACAAATACAGTACTGGCATTATTATTGTAGTCAAAGAGGATTTACGTATAACAGTATATTAGCGTCACAGCGTAGCATATTAGAAGTATTACGTGACATTTGTGCTGCTGGTAGAGCAAGCCCTGCTATGGTAGACGGTAAATGGTCTGTAGTAATTGATGAACCTAAGCCAAATATTGTACAGCATTTTACTCCACATAATAGTTGGGGATTTGAATCTTCAAAAGCATTAGTTAAAATGCCAGACGGTTTAAGAGTTACTTATATAGATGAAGATCAAGACTATCAACAAGCAGAAATTATTGTATATAATGCGGGAAAATCTGAAAGTAATGCTGAACTATTTGAAAGTATTCAGCTACCAGGAGTTACAAAAAAATCATTAGTAATTGATCATGCTCGTTGGCACTTTGCACAAGCAAAGTTACGTCCTGAAGCATACACCTTAAATACAGATATTGAGTATTTGGTTTGTAATCGCGGAGATCGTGTAAAAGTAAGTCACGACGTACCTATGTGGGGTAGCGGAACAGGTAGAATTAAAGATCGTGTAAGTGCCTCTGAATTCACTTTAGATGAGCAAATATACATCGATATTTCAAAGAACTATACTATTAGAGTTAGATCTTCAACAGGTGCAAGCATTGAGAGAAACATTGACAAAACAGGACTATCCTCAGGCTACTATACTAGTATTAAAATAACTACACCGGCAACTTCTGCACAAATAAATAGTAGTGATTTGTATATGTTTGGTGAGTACCAGCAAGAGTCCCAAGATCTAATTATATTAAGTATTGAGCCTAGCTCAAATAAATCTGCGTCAATTACTTTAGTTGATTATGGAGTTGGTAGTACTTACAACATCTTTACTGATTATCTTACTTTAACTGCAAGTACAGTTTTTGAAACAAAAATCACTTTGCCAGGACAAGATCTAAGAACAAGCTTTACTAATACAGATGTACCTAATATTACCTTAATTGTAAGTGACGAATCTGCCGCTAAACTACTTTCTACTGGTAATTATGAGCACAGAATAAAGATAAGCTATACTAATCCACAAGAACTACCTAGAGGTACTGATAGGATTGAATGTAGTTATTATTTACAAAATACTAGTACACTAATAAATGCTACTACTTTTAAAGAAAACTATAACTCTGGTTCCATTTATATATCTGGAGTAGAAAAAGGCCAAGTATATAAAATAAAGTTACGTTATGTAGCTTCAGACGGTAGAACAGGTCCCTGGACTAATGAGTTTACTCATACAGTGGGAACTTTCAAAAGCTACTCAACAGTTGATAGTATATATCTTGATCTTAATACACATTTCTTAGATATGAGCGCTATTTCTAACACTGAGATTAATCCTGCTTTATTTAAGCACTATGAGTATAGAATTTACAGAGATAGTGGTACAGCAGATTTCTGGAATTTAGTTCCAGATAATACAAATCAAATAAAAGTAGTAAAATCAACTGGTGCAACTCGACAAAGCTTACTAGACTTTACAACACCACGACTATCAGAAGCAGGAATAAACTACCGAGTAGCCTGCAGAACTGTAGATATTCACGACAACTATAATGATACTAGTGCGTTGGCTTCTATACTAATTAAAACAATTGTTTAAAGGATAAATATGGCAGCAACTTTATCTGCAGGCGTAAATTCACTAATATTAAAACTAGATACACCGTACGATACTATTAGAACAACGGATATCCGTGATGATTTAGTAAAAGTAATTGTATGGTGTTCTGCAACATCAGGATTTACTCCGTCAGACTCCAATAAGGTATTTGACGGCTTGAGTTTATCTATAGTTATTCCTAAACTAACTGATGGCACAAATTTAGTTGCAGCTACCCCTTATTATATAAAATATGCTTTTATTAGTGATATTGACCAAGCAGTATTTACAATTTCACCTCAACTAACCGCTACTCCTGTAGCGGCTTTAGCAACTAAATCAGCTGTTGCGTACTTATACCAGTGGTCTACTGCTCAACCAGGAAATCCTTCTGGTATTGCTACGTACACTTGGGCAACAGCCGCAAGTTCTGCTTACACTGGTGGCAATGGTTGGTCAACCACTATTGGTGCTAATCCTGGTACATCTTTAATTAAACTATGGACAGCTACTAAAGCAGTTACAGCAGCAGGTGATGCAACCACTACTGCAGTCGATTGGTCAACAGGATTTACTGTTGCTTCAATTAGCCAAAACGGGGCGTTTGGGGCTACAGGACCTGCTGGAGTTAGTAGTGCAAGAGCTATACTATACAAACCAGCTCTTACAACACCCAGCGGTCCTATAGGTAATTCTACCTATTATTGGGCTACTTCAAGTTTTACTTATGCTAATACTGCTGCCGATGGCTGGTCACTATCACCGCCTAGTTCAAGTGCTGGATTAGAAGGACAAACACTCTGGGCAGCTTTAGTTGTATTAACAGATTCTTTAGGTAGTGAGAGTATAAATATTGATTGGACCACTGCTGCTATTGTTGCGCAAAGCTACTATGGTGTTGTAGGCCCAACAGGTACTCCAGGTACTCCAGGTACTCCAGGTACTCCAGGTGGTACAGGTGTCAGTGCTAGAGTAGCTTATGTAGTTAC